GCATTAACACTTAAAAAGGTCGTAGTAGCGTCTGCCGAAGTAGAAACTACCGTTCCCGTAGCCCCACTGGTTGCCCCAGTGACTGTTTCTCCCACAGTTAAATCTGTGCTTGGTATAACAATGTTAAAAGTCGTAGCGCTAGCAATAGATGCTATTGTTGTATTTGCACCGCTGGTCCCACCCGTAATTGTTTCTCCAGCTACAAAAGTCCCGCTTACGCTGCTAACCGTTAGTAAAAACTGACTTTGAGTTAAACTTGTTGGCCTATAATAATAATGAAGCTCCGCTGTGTAATCAGCATCTGGAGTGGGAGCTAATAAAAAATTTTGATAATCATACACACCATAATATTTAGGAAGACCGGTGGTAGCTGAATTTGGATTATACTCCTGTAAGAAGTTAACATCTTTGATTAACAAAAAGGTTTTATTACTAGAGCTTTCTAAGGATAAACTGAACGAAGCCAAATAATCATCGGGCACCGCTAAAAACTGGTTTCCGGAAGTTGTGGTTCCAGTCGCATTTTTACGAAAAAATTCCAAATCAACGCTTTTAAATATACGTTCTTCGGCTGCTTTAATAAAATCAACAAGGTGAGAGACAAAAGTAGTCTCTTGGTTTTCTGTATAGTCTTTTATCGCAGACTTTAATGTAGTGTATGTAAAGCTCATGTTACGCTCACTGTCACAGTTCCCAATACAGCCTCTGCTTGTGGTACTCGTTTGTACTCTATATCTACAGTACTAAATATAGGGAATTTTACTGTCGTGTTAAAAATATTATTAGTGTCAGGACGTGCTTCTTTTAAAGTTTGTGGGTCATATATTTTTCTGAATGGACCTAATTGAGGATGTTTTCTTTCAAACTCATCTTTTCCAACTAAGGCCCCATTCCATTCTTTACGCATGTCTTTATAACGATACTTCATCCCAGATCTATCTGAAATAGCGTAAGAATTTTTTCCTGTAGCGTATCTAGGCATTAGTTTGTCCTAAAGTATGCGTACTCTGGCGTTACCGTAAAGCTAGACCGGTCTCTATCCTCACCCATAGCTCTTTCAAACTCTTCCTCGTACATGGCTTTAAGCATTTGAGTTCGATTAGGAGCTCTTTTAATAGATAAGTAATAAGCCAGACCGGCAGCCAAACACGGATAAAATCTAAAAGGTACATCTAATGTGTTTATGGCTGTGTCTGCATCATCTATGCGTGTCAAAGCGTTATAAACAACAACATCTGTGCTGTTTTCTGGGGTCGGCCATAAACGTAAACTTGGTGTTACTTGTCTATCCAAGAAGAACTGCGTGGGTCTGCCAGTAGTAGCTTTGTTTGGGATGTTTAAATCATCGTCACGGCTAACTCTTGTTAAAGAAAAGTCAGTGCTGCTACGGGTTACAACGGCGCTTAATATATCAATTACATCCGCGGATAGAGCGTATGTTCTTGTCCCAGAGGTTAAAGCTTGTGTGCGTTGTGTGATTGTCCACTGGTTAAGACCACGGTTAGCCCACTCTGCCAGCATTATATTCAAAGATCTTCTGGCAGTTACAAGATCGTATCCTGTTTTAACCTCTAAGCCACAACGCTCAAAAGCTTCCTCCACATAATCTGATACGTCTAATTCAAAGTCTACGCTTCCGGAAACAGCCATTACTTATCTTTCGCATACAAATTGTCGAATATCTGATTTACGTCCATTGTATAGTCTAAATCTGATTTTGAATAGTGTATATGCTGGGACGGCAAGAAATCAGGCGCACCTTGTCCGGTCTCAAACCATGCAGGGTGTGTAACTCGGACACGATTATTAGGCAAAGCGACGATATTACCCGTGTACGGACCAGCATCCAAAAGCTCTAAAACGTGACTCTGCTTATGCTGCGCCGGGTCATCAGCGATCTCACTCTCCGTATAGTCCACCGTAAAATAGTATTTGGCCGGATAAAACTCAGGCCCTATTTTGGCAATCCAAGGGCACGGATGAGCGCGATCTAAACGATAAACTGCGTGTGTATGGGACATACAGTCCCAAGGTTGCGCCAAATGGACAGGCATAGGTTCTGGCCACTCTTCAAAAGGCGTGTCTCCAACAAGCGCAGTTATGGGCATTCTGGCCCACATCGCTCCTCCGTGTACGTTCTGCTGATCCGTGCCATCAGTCTCACAGCCGGTGAATATCATCTGGAAACTTAAACACCGGCTGGGCATCGTAGTAACCGCAATCGCCATGGCGTGAAGAAACTCGCCATGATAATCAGAATGGTTACACGTATACTCTCTCCGCACCCAACACTTGAAGTGCGGAATATTACTTTGAAGGTAGGGCAAGGTCTTATACCTTGCCGCCCTTGGCCATACCCTTCTTCTTCATCATGCCGCCGTTGGCCATCTTTTGAACCTTGCCACCTTTAGCGTAACCTTTTTTCTTCATCATGCCGCCGTTGGCCATCTTTTGGACTTTACCGCCTTTAGCATAGCCCTTCTTCTTCGCAGGTCCACCGGCAGCCATCTTTTGGACTTTACCGCCTTTGGCCATGCCTTTTTTCTTCATGGTAGGTGCTACGTTACCTACAAGGCTAGATGCATATTCATCCATTGTCATAAATTCTTTTGCCATTTTTCGCTCCTATGCTTGGCTTACAGAACCCTTGGTTCTCTTCCTACGGTTAGCCATTACAGCACCACAACCTCGTGCTACTGCGGTCCCCGCAATTCTTTTACCCTTAAATGGCCGTTTGGGCTTTGTCACGGCCCCACCATTCTTTAAACCTGTTACCTTTGCAGCTTTTGTATTAGCGACTGTAGTCTTTCCTTTAGCGCCTGCTTTTTTCTTTTTACGCGCTGTTGTAGCGCGTTCACTTTTGGATAAACTATTAGCTTTAGATCTAGGCAAGCAACGATCAGGGTTTTTCTTATCTTTTGAAGTACCACATGGGCCTTTGATAGAGCCATCAGATCCAATCCTTACCCAATCTTGTTTCAACCACTGTTTTAGCTGGCCCATTACGACTTCCGTTTACCGTTTTTTACCAACTTAGATAGTGTACGTGCCTGACCCGCGTGAGCTTTAGACGCTTTGCGTAGCTTTTTAGCCACCTTTTTGACTTGAGTCTTGGCTCTTCCTGTTAACATTTATCGGCCCTTCCTCTTACCACCTTTTGACTTTTTGGCGTAGTTTGGGTCTTTACAGTATTTTGAAGCGGCCAAGTTTGCATACGCTGACGGGTACGTGTCAAAGGTGCGTTTAGCCCAAGCCTTGCCTTCGGGGCAAATCTTACCACCACTTTTCACCTTCCCTCCTTTTTTCATGCGAACAGCGCTATTTGTAGCGCGTTTCGGCACAGGACAGGCCGCGGCCCCTATTCTTACTGCACTGGTCATCTAAAACACTTTCTGCACGACTGCTGCTGCAACAATTAATCCGGCTATGCCCCAAAGTCTCTGATCCAACTTATCTAGTTGTTTCTGTATCTGAGCATACCGGCCATTGCACTCCTCTTCGTGCTTTTCCAAAAGTTTTAAAACATCATCGGCTTTCATCTAACATTTCCACCTTCTACGTGCTGCACAAATACGCTTTTTAGGAGTCTTCTTACAATTTATGTTGTGCATCTTCATCTGACCTTTTGATCGGCTACAATAAGATGCACGGCGCTTTGCATCTTTAGACCCCTTCTTAACTTTCCCTGTAACAGCCGTCTTTAATTTACTGCCCGGATTAGCCTTTCTGTAAGCCGCCACCCCGGCCTTAGTCATTCCCGCCCCTTTTTCTGTGGGGCGGAAATTCTTTTTGTTTCTTTTTGGCATCTTGGCTTTACGAGGAGCCATTTTTCACCTACGCGTGAAATACCGTCATCAACAAAAATGTTGAAACCGTATACTGTATAAACAATCCACTCTCAAACAAAACGCCGTCTTCTGGGATGGTTACGTCACGGGTAGCCGTAGCAGATGCGATTGAACGTAACTTAAATTGACTTGTCCCTGACGGGGAACTTGTCAAAAAGTCAATCGTGCCTGCTGTAGCAGTGCTTGATAGAAAAGTACCTTTTAATCGTGTTCTCCCTGCAAAAACAACATCCGCAGCATCCGCGCTAATACCCGCTTTCACGTTACCCGCAGGGTTACCTACCGCAGTTATGGACGCTATTGTAAGAAAGAAATTTGAGCTAGTAGCAACACCGGCATTAGCACCTGTAAGGGTCTCTGTTTGAGAATCCCCATTTACATCTGTGCCAACGATAGTGAACGCTTTACTACTATCATCACCAGCAGAGGTAACTGTAATCTTTCTCGCATGAGAAAGAGTTACAGAGCCACTGTCTGCCAAAGCCCCGCCTATGGTTAGAGCCGCATTGTTTCCCACAGAAGCGTTAGCCGAAATACCGTCATCGTCTGCTGCAACAGTATCCGCTGTGATAGTCACGGCTTTTACGTCTGATCCTGCCATTTCAGCCTCCTTAGAATACTGAGTATTCTAGTTCAACCGTAAATCTACCTGCTGTTGCGTCTGCGTTTAGCGTGGTTGTGGCCGCAGCGTACAAATGCTTACTTGCAATCGGAGCAGTAACATTTGGCTCAAACACATGATAATTACCGGCTGAGTTGTTAAAGTTAATATCAACCTCAGTCACGGATAACGCAGCAGACAATGTCGGTGAAAAGGCTGTTACACCGGCTCCGACAATCTCTGTGCCTGACGATACTGCCGCGTTAGTTGCGGTGCCACTTGTAGCACTCAACTGCAAAGATCCAACCAAAGTCTGCCCAGCAGCAGTGGTGATACCGATCACGGCTTTGTGAATGAAGAATTTTGACGCCGTTACAAGCTCATCAGGATGATCTGTATTAAGGGTGCCCAGTTCTACTAGAACATCACCGTCAGCATACGCTGAACTGGTGTCTGTGTCTGCCAATGATCCTACGAAAGTCTGGATTTTTCTTGCTCCCAACGAAATCAACTGACCCGTTGAATTTATGGAAAATCCGGTTTCTGTGACGGCTCCGGTAGCAGAGTTTTCATTAATTACGTTAAACCCGGCCTTTGAACGGACGGAACCCGAAAAAGTGGTAGTAGCCATGAGTTTCTCCTGTCTTGGCTAGTGTCAGCCCCCTGTGGGCTGTCAGGATGAAATAACCATACAACAAAAAAGGGCGACTGTGAAGCCGCCCTTTTAAAACCTCTACGGGAAAAGAGGTTGTTACGCTGCGCCCGGTGTGCCAAACACACAACGCCAATCAGAAACACCGAAGCTGTAACGCTCACGGGCCTTAAACCGCATGTTGCCGGTGTCAAAGTCACCTTCCATTGCAGTTTTGATTGGAGAACGGTTGAAGTATTTGAAACCGTTTGGAGCATCGGTCTTGATGAAGAACGCATCCGTATCTGTCAAGAAATGGTTTACGACTGCACCTTCAGGCAGCATACCCATGTTCTTGATAGCGTTTGCGTCGTTATCAGCCGTTGCTGAACGCAAGTTTGAGTTAATCACACGCTCTGCAATGAACTGCAACTCTTTTGGAATGATAAGCTTCATTCCACGAACTGCAATCTTGAGACCACGCTCATCAGTCAAACCGGCGATATCAATCAACATCTGCTCAAGTGAAGTTTCATTCAAGTCAGAAGCGGTTGACAGCAAGTTACGCTGGTTACCTGAGAGAGATGGGTGTGATGAAGAGCAAAGTGCTGCGCCATCGCCGATTGCAGAAGCGCCTGTGCTGAACGCATTGTTCAGAATAGCCGCAGCTTTAATCTGCTTGGTCTGGGCCATTGAACGGGCCAGAGCCTTGGTGTAGCGAGATGCCAGACGGTCATACAGATTATCCTCAATGGCTTCCTCAGTAATTGAGAACGCCAAAGCGATTGTCTCGTGTGTGTACCGTGCTGTGAATGTCTCTTGAGCATCGTCAAAAGAGATGGCTGCGCCTTCTTCTTTAGTCGGTGCTGTTGAGAAACCCCCAAGCATCACTTCTTCTTCAAAGGAACGATCTGAAGACTCTTCTGCAAAGATTTCAGCATGTTCGTTTTCATAACGATCATACTCAAGCCCAAAAAGTGCATTTAGACCGGGTTCTAGCTCTTTAGCTAGTTGTGCTCTTGAAATAGCCATTTCCTAGCCTCCTATATTCCGGTGTTCGCTGCGGTGCCTACGGCAGCAGCAAAGCCTGAGTTGAAAGGTGCGTTCAAACGAACGATGTACTGATGACCAACGGCTGAATAGTCTGTATTGCCTTCCTCTTCGTAGAGGCCAACAATACGAACATCCAAGCCTGCGGTTGTCGCAGCGGTGCTGATATCAAGCATGTCAGAAGACTTACCTGTATTTGTGCTACCGTTGTTAACACTCGCCATGTCACAGTTAGCAAAAACATCCGCCAAGGCAGTTGCCCGGTCGGTATTTGTGCCATCTGCCACTACAACATATAGCTGCATTGGATCATCATACACATAAGCTTTGACAGGATGGTTCGTGTCAACGCTTACAGCATTTGAACCCGGCCAATAATTAAGGTGGGTAGTCTTACCGGTTACGGAGTCAACGTACTCAACGCCACCTAAAACGCCCAAAGGAGCTACAGCTTGATCAGAGATCGCAATAGTTCCAGAGGCCAATGGAATAACAATTCCACCATTATAGATAGCAGTAGTGTAGTTGCTGGCAATCTCATACATCGTCGTAGCGTTGTTATTAGGATTACCGCCCGTTTTACCAATAGGACGAAGGCCAAAACCACCAGTAAGTGTGTTTGCCATTAGAGACTCCTATTTGACAAAGAGGTAGTCGTCATTTCTGAGGACCACCAAAAGTTACACGAGATTGACGATCTGGTTTATTGATCGTCATAGTCGAATGTGCATTCTCCCTCATCATGTCCTGATCTACTGCTTGCATCTGGTCAGCGCTTCTTGAATTGAAGTATGCTGTCCTTTCCGCCACAGTTTCATCTGGAATACGAGCGAGAATCAAACCACCTACTCCAAACACACCTTCATATTTACCTGAGTCGATTACCGGGGCCTCAAAGTCAGGATACTCATCCCTACGGACAAGCTCATAACCCTCGCGCATCTTTGCGCTGATGTTTTTAGTATCGTCAAAACCACGGGTTTCAGCCCTGATCCAACGATGCTTATAACCATCCGGTGCAGGCGGTGCGTCCAACATAGACGGGGGAGCCCACGGCTTACGCTGCGCCGTCTTCTCCCTAGTTTGGTTTGCGCGAGAAGTACGTTTAATTCCGCCTTCAAACATTTCTTTTTGTTCTTCTGACATCAACTTACTCCTTCACGTATTTCGCGTATTCTTCAAGCGGCACACCCAATTTCTTCGCTATTGCGACTTGGCTAGGGGTGAGTCTAACCTTTTTCCCACTACTGCGCCCAGAAGATGACCGGGATACGGAAGCAACCGTCTGAGCGGGCCGTCTGCTTTCCCCGTTTTTAAGCTTATGCGGAAACTCGTTCTGCATACGCTTGTCTAACTCACTATAGTACTCATCGCTCTGCGGGTCAAACCCTTCATTTTCGACAAGTTTTTTGTGAACACCAAAAGCGGCATATGTCATGGCCTCATCCGTGCCAAACCACTCATTCCGTTGTGCCCAGCTTTCTGCTTTTGGGTCAGGACGACGTGGCTGTTGCTGCGGCATGGGCTGTTGAACTTGAGCCTGTGCTTGAGCCTGCGTTTGCTGTGCGTAACGCTGCTGTTGAGCCTTTGCCTGCTCGGCTCTGTCGTTCTCTATTGCAAGCCTAGTAATCTTACGCTGCGCTTCTACAACACCGTTTGTGTCACCTATTTCAATAGCACGAGCCAGTTCACCTTCGGCAGTGCCCATCTCGCTGGTAACACGATTGCTGTATTCGTTAACATAATTCGTATCCATCGCGTTCATGCGTTCTTTAAGCTGTGCGGCCTCTGCCTGAACACCTTGTGCGTACCGAAGAGCCTCTTCTTTCTGACGCTCTGCTTCACGCATTTTCTTTGTCAAACGATCAATACGTTTTTGGGTATTGGTCTCAGCTTTTTCAAACTGATCCTCTGTTGCAGCCTCTGCTTGCGGCTCTTCTTCTTTCGTGGCCTCAAGCTCAACTTCAGTATCTTGTTCATCTTCCAGATCTAACTCAATCTGTTGCTTTTCTTCTGCCATTTATAGCTCCTAGAAATGAAGTATATCTTCGGGTTCTTTTATTTTTGCCAGTATCTCATCATCATTGAGAATACGAACTTCCCCACCGTCGATCTTAAAGCGTGATCCTGAGTAACGAGCAAACATCACCCAATCACCCTGTTCACACCAAGATCCTGTGGGAAACTTTTCTGCGTCCTTATAGGCCAAAGATCCTACCTTTAGGACGTAACCTACCTGTGTAGATACGGTTTGTTCTTGAACCACTGTATCCGGTAGATAAATGCCACCGTCGGTTTTACCCTTACCCCTGTACGGCAAGACCAAAATCCTCCACCCTGTCGGGTCGGGCATTCTTTCTAGGAGAGAACCCCCAATAGCTTCGGGGTCTAATACTCTATCGCTTGGCTCCTTGTAAGCTTCTGCGAGATTTGCCACACCCTCTGATGCGGCTTCCAAGTCAACCATTGCTTTGCTCCTGTTTATCTAGCAGGCTCTTGAGTTCCTGTTCCACATGATCTAGGGCTTTTAAGTTGCCCATGAGCTCACGATATTGCTCTAAACTATTCACGTTGTCATAGATCAACAAATCGTAAATAGCCTGCCGCCGCTCTTTTATTATGCGAAAAACGGCTTCCGCAAAGTAAACCTCATCCACTCTGATAACTCCGCATTAAGTCTTATGTGTTCTTATAACACATCAGTCTGTTTCTGCAAGAGCTCTCATTCTATCGACCAAACGCCGTGCACGGTTTGGCACCTGAGTGTACCACTTGGAGTCAACCATTTCGTCTGCTGCGGCGCTCCAATCTCTAGCGTCCACACCAGCTTTCATGCCCTTGAACTTGCTGAGTCTGGGTCTGCCCATATTAAACATCATGTTTGCAATGATGTGCTGACATTCTTCGGGCAGGTCATCAAAGTCAGGGTACAATACTTTGCACTCATCAAGAGTTACCGCTATGTCCAACGCGAACAAGTTTCTCACTCGCTCTTGTTCAACGATTGTGCCAACGGGCTTGCCATACTCTTCATCACTTTCAGTGATTAAATGGCCCACACCACACGTCGGCAGAGCTAAATGGTCCAAATAGATCTCGTATTTGCACCCCTCATCTTCAGCGATTTCTTCGCGTAATTTGTCTTTATTCATTTCTTAAATCCTTTTATTCCGCGTATTCCGAAGCTTGCACCGATTGAGGCATACATCGCCCACTGAAACCACTCTGGTGTACGAGAAAGAGCCGCAAAACCCTCTTCGACATACGGTTGCGTAAACGGAATAAAGCACATGGCGATTATGACAATAAACAAAATCGTCCACGCCTCGTCCTTCCAACTGTTGTCAGAGGACTGTGCCATTATCTTTTCCCAGCCAGCTTCGTGAGTGGCTGCGACTTTCATAACTTCAGCTTCAGCTTCGGCCTTTGCTTGTGCAACTTTGCCTTTAGCCTTCGTCTGCTCTATCTTCGACTCCATGAAGGAACCGGCTAGATTAGCTATAGGTCCAATAAGTGCCTGTATCATTCGTCCTCCAAGATTTCTAAAATCTCGCCAGCTTCTAACCTGACTTTGAGTTGTTTACATGACCACTTTTTGTCAAAATCCGCAGTATGTCCTACGTTTCGTTTTATCTTACGGCGTATATTTAGGCATTCAGACAGGTTCTTGTAAGGCGTATACTCAACCCGCTCCTCGCCTATCATCAACAACAAAACAAAGGTCATCTCAATCATTTGTTAGTCAACTTTTCTATGTTGTCCTCAATCTTTGTCAACCGCCTGTCGTAAAACTCCAAAACCAGTTTCTGTTGCTGGTCATGTGGGGCATTACCGCTTTCAATATTTTCTGCCAGTTTTTCTAACTCACTAGCCAAATGTTCGATCATCATAAACTGTTCTGAGTCGGCTGGCAAACTACCCATCTCGCCTCGCGGCCATTTGATACGAAACTCCGTATTCATTCCCAAATCTGTTTCCATCAAAATTATTTTGTTTTCAATAGTGTTTAGCCGTTCAATAACTCCAAAATATGCCCATGTCCCCACCGTTGCCGCCACAAGCAGTGCAATCAGATTTCGTATGGGCATTGATAATTCAGTGTTTTCACTTAATTTTGGCATCACTAATCCGTGATTATAACCCATTGAACGGTGTTAGGAGTGCTTTCTGTTCTGAATTTTGTTGCAAACTCAGAGTTTGAGTTTTCTATTACGCTTGGAGATTTTTTATCACCAGTCATATGACCGTGTGTCATCGCCGCTAATACCGCAGCTATTATAATGTTTTCCATAGACCTACTCTGTTACTTCTTCGACATCCACGCCGTCGTGCCCATATACGCTCCGACAATGCCAGCCCCACTCAAAAATATGAGGTCGGTGACTGCACCTAGACCCTCAAGTTTTTCCGCAGAGCACCACGGTGATGCTAGAAACACAGCATAACATCCCATAAATATCAAGGTATATCTGGCCATGCGTAATTGAGCCACGTTCTTACGAAGCTCTGTCTCAGTCTTTTTTATCTCTTTAATGTGACTCAACTCTTCGTCACTAACAATCCCGTCACCATCCTCATCATATTCAGCGTAAATAGACTCTTTTTGTAATTTTTTCTGACTCATAACAACACCTTAAACATTAGAACAACAAACAACAACGTCATCAGTATAACTGCCCCAGCCATGACAACCTGATTCATGGTATCGTCAAATTTCTTTTGTTCCTGCAACTTCTTTCGTTTAGCTTCCGCCTCCGCTTCTTTCGCAGCTTGAATACGTCTGGCCCGCTCGTCAACTATGCTTTTCCACGTCCCGTGACCAAAACGAAGGTCCACCATAGTGGCGATTTCTCTCATCTGTTCTTGAGCTAATTTGGCATTTATGATCTCCGCCGCCACAGTTTTAACGCCAAACTGGTCGCCTAAACCCATGCCCGACTTTTTGTTGCGTTCCTGCTGTACCTGCTTTTCACCCTCAAACAGGTTATCCAGATACCCCGCTATATCGGACACGTCATTAGCGGTTCCGATAGCAGTTTTGATGCCATCGACCGCACTTTTAAATAATGCAAATCCTGCTAACGCCGCACTGATTGGTTCCATTTAGCCCCCAAGCTATTGTTTTTTAAGTAGTTCTCTCTCCATTGCAGACTGAATACGTGCTTGGGTCTGTTTTTCCTGACTGGCCAGCTTCTGCTGGAACTGTGATGCCCGCATCTGCTGGTTCTGTGCGTCAAGATTGAGCTTGGCCGCTTCATTCTGAGCATCGGCCTGTTCTGCCTGCGCTCTAATCTGTAGCTCCTGCTCCTTCAGTTTAACCAGCGGATCGGGACCCTGACCAGATACCTGCTGAGACATCTGCTTAACCATCTGCATACCCTCGGCAACAAACTGCGCCGTCAAGCCCTCAATGGCCAGCATCTCTTCTTCGGTGGCCGCCGCACCGCCCGTAGCTTGTCTTTGCTGTATAAACTGCACCGCCGCACGTTCTCGCGCTGCAATCTTTACATGTTCCATGACGTGCTTCTGCAAGGCCATTGCAATGGCAGGCATCCCGCCTACCATCGGTGTAGACCCAAACACCAAGTGCGCCAT